TAAATTAAAAGATGTTATGCGTAATAATATGACAAGATGGTTAAATGGTAAAAAAGTAAAAAACACAGAAGAAATTTTAGGTTGTACTTTTGAATTTTTTCGGGAATATATTAAAAAACAATTTGAATTTGGTATGAGTTGGGATAATTGGGGTAAAGATACTTGGCATTTAGACCATCATATTCCATTATCATCTGCAAAAACTGAAGAAGATGTATATCGTTTAAATCATTATACTAATTTCAAACCTTTGTGGGCTGAGGATAATTTAAAAAAGTCCAATAAAATTTCTGAAGAATGGGGAAATAAAATCTAAAATTTAAAATCAAGTATTTATTTACAATGGCTAAGAAAAATGAATTTCAGAAATACCTCTCAAGGAGAATGTGGACTGACAAAGGTATTGTATATTTCTGTAGAATCTGTGGTGAATATTTACCTGAGGACCAATTTTACAAAAAAAATGACACACCGTTTAAAATTGACTCACGATGTAAGATACATTACTCAAGGAAAGAAGATGATGATGATGGAGAAATGGACTACATGAAATTAAACTCGTTGACTGAGAATGACTTTATTCAAACTCAAATTATATTAGAAAAGATAGGTTACAAGTTTGGAACTGAGGAATCTGTCCATCAACAGTTCATAAAGAAATATAACTTAACAGGAGATACCAATGGGGGCTAAATCAAAATATCCGGCAGATTACAGTGAGAACGGTCTATTTTACCGTTATTGTTCTATTTGTGAAGAGTTTCACGATATTGATAGATTTTATACCACCAACGACAGAATACTCAGAATGTGTAAAGAACAGTATGCGATTAAGAATAGAGCCAGCGTTAAGAAACATCGTGGATTAGAACAAACGGACAATCAAGAAATAAAACAAGAAGCAGAAAGAGTTTTAACCGCTCTCGGCTTCGAATTATACAATGATGACAATCCGGTCCATGAACAGTTCAAAAGACGAATAGAGAGGAAATATGGAGGTTTACGGTAATGTTTTCTTACCAGCAAACTTATCCAAAACAGAACCACCGAACATACCAAGAACAATCCACATCAAACCGTCCCACATGAACTCAGGTACTTTGATTTCCATAAAGACAGAGATGAAATAGGACACCAACATTACAATCATTGTAACGCTCCCCCAAAATCTCTTGGATGAGATGTCTGTCCCATCACCCAACAACTTTTTAACAAATTCCTTCATACCAATAAATATTTCATTTTTTTTTCATCTGAGTTTGTGCAGTTCAAAACTTCGCCGTATGTTTGTGAAAGAATTAAAGAATAAACAAAATGATAAGATACAATAGAAATAGAGAAGAAGCGGCTGAGGTAGCAAAAAAGTATAAACACCGTATTGATTTCAAAAGAGGTGATAATGCTTATTGGCAGTGGGCTCGTAAACAGGGTAAAGAATTTTATGAGAGTATTGTATCTCATATGACCCCTAAGGGAACTTGGTATAAAAAACTACTTTATACTTATGAGTTCCAAAATAATGTTATATACATCGGTATTACCAATGATAGAACACAAAGATTATGGCAACACAAATATACTGATTCTATTGTTGCTGATTACAGAAATGAAAATAATGAAGAACCAGTATATATTGAACTTACAGATTACATTGAATTAGAAACTGTTCTTCAAATGGAAAAAGACCTAATTAAAAAATATAGAGATATGGGTTGGACTGTTTTGAATAAAACAGATGGAGGTGAAGCTGGTGGTAATAATGAACGAATAACAAAAAAACTTTGTGCTGAGGAAGCATTAAAATATAATTACCGTTGGGAATTTGGTCAGTCATGTCCCACACATTATGCTAAATCAATAAAAAGAGGATGGATAGATGAAATTTGTTCTCATATGGATAATAAATTAGAGTCATGGGATGAAGAAAAAATTAGAGAAACTGCAATGAATTGTGAATGTAAAACTATAACTGAGTTTTGGAATAAATATAAAGGTGCTGTTGGTGCTGCACAAAGATTGGGTATCTATGAAGAAATCAAAGAATATTTTGAATGGAGAGGTGGAATTTCATGGACCAAAGACCAAATTCATCAAATTGCTAAAAAATACATAAGTCGTAAAAAATTTATTAAAGAAAATAAAAATATGACAGTTTATGCTCAACGCAAAGGATGGTATGATGAAATTACTTCACATATGGGATATGCTAAACACGGTAAAAAATGGACAAAAGAGGAAGTTCATCAAGAGGCTTTGAAATACAATACGAGAACTGAATGGGCAAGAGCATGTGATACTAAAGGAATAAATCCCGCATACCAATCAGCTCTTCATAATGGTTGGATTGATGAAGTAACTACACATATGGTAGACGGTAGAATAGGAGTTAAAGTAGGTGAAAATTGTAAGGCTAGTAAATTAAATGATGAGATTGTAATTTGGTTGAGAGAAAACATAGGTCAATATAGTGTTACAAAAAAAGCTAAAGAATTAGGTATTGGAAGAAATACATTACATTATATATTGAAGAGAAAAACTTGGAAACATATTTAAAATTCATTTGACTTTTATATATAAAATATCTATACTTTATATATGAAAAAAAGTAAGACACAATACCAAGAATCCATCCCCATTTTTTATGGTGATAGAAAACAAATGAAAGAAGAATTAGAATTTTTAACCTTTAAAAAACATAGAACATGTCAAAAACAATCGCAACCGACAAAGACCGTCAAATAATTCGTCAATCGATGAGTAAATTTTCACTGGAATATTTTAATTCTTGTAAAATATGCCCAAGCCTAACCGATATCATTAAAACAACAACAATGTTGGAAGATTTTGTAATTAACGGATATTCGAAAGAAATGATATCAAAATTTGAAAAGTTGGATGAATTTCTAAATTCAGAATATCGAGGAAATTAAAACCGTCTCTGTTGTGTCAATTATTCATATTAGTTGGGGGGAGTTTACGGTCTCTCCCCTTTTTTGTGCTTGAACCTATCCCAAATCCTGATGATGTTAATAACTAAACCAGTCAGTAATAACAATAGGGTCAGTTCCCCTTGAAATTTCATTAGATAGGCAAATACTCCTGCCATCGTGGTGGTGTTTGCTACAATGTCCTTATTCTCCATCTTACGAGTTGTTTGAGTGTCCATACCAAGTTGGGAATTGAGAACCACAACATAATGCTCCAAGAGCGTTAAAGTTATTAGAACCTATCTTTTTTCTCCAATAATAACCTGTACCAGGTAATGTGATACTCGAAGCAAACGCTGTTTTGGTCTCAGGAGGTAATTGACCGTCATTTAAGTTACCATTATTGTATTCAGGATACAAACCACTACGGAAGATGAGATGTCTTCTTAAAAGGTTATCTGAGAACTCTGCTTGGTCTTTGGCATTACTCTTTAAGAATTGGAATGTCTTAAAATCTATTGAGTTTCCCTGTTCAGAACGATTTTGAACCAAACCTACTGACATGAATTTAACCATAAAATTATCAAGTGCCATGTAGTAAGAATAATTAATCAACGCTGGTTGAATGTAATTATCCAATAAGGTCTTATAGTTTGAATTAACAGTTAATGAGATATCCCCTGTTCTAATTAAATCTAACATTTTATTGTATAGATTTGTCCCTAAGGTCTCTTGAATTTGAATATTTTGACTGGTAAGAATACAGTATCTTAACTCGTCAGTTTGCACATTGTCGTTGATAGCGGTATAGGTCTTCAACAATTCTTCGGATATCATCATTATGTTGTTCATAGTAAACTATTTTGTTGTATTGTAAGGGATATTTCTTCATTAGGATAAATCAACTGTACCAACGGCTCCAATTCTCTATTTAAGAACTTTTGAGTTGGAATAATTGATGTATTCATAAATATTTTAAATGCTGTCTCTAATTGGTCGGCAGATGAACTAAATCCTGTTCTTGACGGCAGTCCGATTATCGACGCATCAGGTATATTATGACCTGCTAGTATCTGATGCTGGACCAACTCAAACACTTCTTGATAAAAACCTTGCTGAAGATTTGATTGGATTTGTGTAATATCAGGTTTTTCAGTTTGGTCTCCATAAGAAACTACCACTCTACCCGCTTTATCAGAACCCACATAACGGTCTTCGATTGATTGTAGAATTTGGTTTTGTTCTAATTGAGAATCTGGTGCAGGAACATTGAAATGCACCCAAAGTGAGGGATTAGCGCCGTTCAAAAGGTTTGAAAGATTGTAGACAGTAATTTGGTGATTTAATTTAATGTCGTTAATCGTAGCCAAATATGATGGAACACCATAGAACTCATAACCTGGTTGATACATCTTGATATGGACAATCTGACGGTTTGTAAAATCTTTTGGATTGAACTCATGGAACTCAACGATTCCGGCCTTTCTCCAATTCACCCAATCACGACAATAAAGGTATTTGGTGACTTCTCCACCCATTTCTTCAGGCTTGTGGACTCTCATATACTTTGAAGGAATAATATGAAAACCAGCAATC